TCAGGTACAACTTATGAGATGTATCGACATGATTATACAATAAACTCAAAATCACCGTTAACTGATTCATCAAGACTATATGATGCAAATTATTTTGTAATGAATAAAGACTTTAATGTCTATATTTGCATTGACAATGGATCATCAGGAATCAATACAAATGGAAATGCATCAAAAGATGAACCACTATTCACTGACGTAGAACCAAGTAAGGCAGGTGAAAGTGGAGATGGTTACATATGGAAGTATCTATTTTCAGTGTCTCCAAATGATATAATCAAATTTGATTCGACTGATTTTATTGCAGCACCCAATAACTGGTCAACATCCACGGATGCTCAAATAACTGCAGTCAGAGACAATGGAAACTCACTTGTAAACAATAATCAAATTAAAAAAGTTTATATTGATAAGCAAGGATTGGGTTATTCACCAAACATAAATGGTCTAGAAGTCAATATTTTAGGTGATGGTACTGGTGGAAAGGTGGTTATAGACACAAATAATCTAGGAAAAATTACCAGTGCAACTGTTTCTGCAGGTGGACAAGGTTATTCTTATGGAATGGTTGATTTAGGAACAATAAATGCTGGAGTAACTACTACTAATGCTGCAAAATTAATACCAATCATTCCTCCATCTAACGGACATGGATATGATTTGTATAAAGAATTAGGTGCAGATAAGGTTTTAGTATATGCTAGATTTGACGATTCGACTAAAGATTTTCCAATTGATACTAAATTTGCACAAATTGGTATTATCAAAAATCCAAATCAAGCAGGATCATCTACAACTATCTTTACAGAAGCTAAATTTTCATCTTTATCTGGAATAAAGTTTAGTACCGTATCTGGAACCTTACCAGTTGCAGGAGATATTATAAGACAAGAAGTTTCTAATTTAAATACCGCAAAGGGTTATGTAGCTTCTTATGATTCAGAAACAAAAGTTTTAAAATATTTCCAAGATAGATCATTATTTTTTAATGAAAATACTGATGATCAAACTGATTTTGTTGGTGTTTCTACAAGTTCAAAGATAGAATCATTTGAGTCATCAGCTAATCCTGTTAAGTCTGATGGAGGTTTTACTGGAACTGTTGATACTACATTTACTGATAGTAAAGTAAATCCTACGGGATCAAAAGTAATCAGTCTTGATACTGAATTCACTTCAGGTCTCTCTATTCCAGAGATAAATAAAGGGACAGGTGATATAATCTACATTGATAATAGACCTCTAATTTCCCGAAACGCAAGGCAGAAGGAAGACATCAAAGTTATATTGGAATTTTAAAAAATGCCACAGAAAACTAATTTAAATATAAGTCCATATTACGATGACTTTGATAAGAATGATAATTTTTATAAAGTCTTATTCAAACCAGGATTCCCTGTACAAGCAAGAGAATTAACGACTCTTCAGTCAATTTTACAAAATCAGGTTGAATCTTTTGGATCTCATATGTTTAAAGAGGGATCTATGGTGATACCTGGTGGTATTACATTCGATCCTCAATATTATTCTGTTAGATTAAATTCAGAGCATTTAGGAATACCAATATCTTTATATATTGACCAATTAGTTGGATTAAGATTAACTGGTCAAAATTCTGGTGTAACCATAGTCATAGACAAATATCTACAACCATCAGATTCTACAGAGGTTGATGACACTACAATATTTGTCAAATATGTTAGTTCTGGTACTAACAATGATGGATCTGGTTTAATTGATGGAGAACCACTTCTTACTGAAACTGTATTTTCATATGGAAACACAGTATTTAATGAAGGTGATAGTGTTTTAACTCTGATATCTGAAGCTGCAAGTGCTGTTGGTTCAGCAGCTGCCATATCTGATGGGGTTTACTTTATAAGAGGAACATTTGTTGATGTTGCTGCAAGTAAAATCGTTCTTGACCCATATACAAACACTCCTTCATATCGTGTAGGTTTAAGTATTCAGGAAGAATTAGTCAGTGCAAAAGATGACGATTCATTATATGACAATGCAAGAGGATTTACAAACTTTGCTGCACCAGGTTCTGATAGATTAAAAATAGGACTTGTTTTAGTTAAAAAATCTATATCAGATACTAGCGATAAAACTTTTGTAGAACTTTTAAGATTAGATCAAGGTGAGGTTAAGTTATTAAATAATAAACCACAATACAACTTAATTCGTGACTACTTTGCAAAAAGAACATTTGAAGAGTCAGGAAATTATACAGTTGAAGGATTTGGAGTACAAGTTGCTAATTCTTTAAATGATGGTCTATCAAATGAGGGTGTATTCAGATCAACTCAAACAACAGATCAAGGAAATACTCCAACTGAAGATTTGATGGCAGTTAAGGTATCATCAGGTAAGGCATATGTTAGAGGATTTGATATTGATAAAGCAGCGACAACAATACTCGATGTAGAAAAACCAAGAGATAAAGAAAAAGTTGAATCATCATTAGTTCCGTTATCATTAGGAAATAAAATTAAAGTTAACAATGTTCAGGGAACACCATTTATAGGCATTAACAATAATCATACAATTCAATTATCAAATCAAAGATTAGGTTCTGGTACGATTGCTAGTGCTCCAGGCACTGTAATTGGAGAGGCAAGAGTATATTCATTTGGATTAACAGATGCAGCATATACTGGAGATGCATCAACATGGGATTTATTCTTATTTGATGTTCAGACATACACACAAATATCAGTTAATTTAGCACTTTCAAATGCAGAATTACCTGCAACTTCTTATGTTGAAGGTATTAGTAGTGGTGCTTTTGGATATGCTGTGAGTGCTGGTGGTGGAGGCACAGATCATATGTTAGTTCAAACTTCAGGAACTTTCATAAGAGGTGAAGCATTAAGAATAAATGGAAGCACAATTTTACCAAGATCTGTAACTGCTGTAAAAGTATTTGGAACTCAAGATATTAAATCAGTATATCAAAACACTGGTGGATCAGGTGGTATACTAGCAACAACCACAGTTGACTTTGCTGCTGATACTGTATTAAGTCGTGTAATACCAAAAGGATTTACTGTTGCGGATCAATTAGTAATTAACGCATCTGGTATTGCAAGTTGTGCTGGTCGTAATTTTTCAGGAATTAAGAGTGATACTATTATTCGTTATCAACGTCCTAATACTGACGAAGTATTCAACAGAGTTAAAAAGGCAGATGAAGGTATATTAGAACTTGCTGCGGTTGAAACTATATCAGGAGTTTGTAATGGAGCAATACCTGCCACTGGACAAGAAACAGTTACTTTCTCAATTGGAAGACCATCAATAACAAATAATATAGATTCTGGATTATTTGCACCTCTTCCTGCAAAAAATGTTTCTGATATTAATTTATCAGCATCAACTCTTGTTGTATCAAAGCAGTTGACAGGTAAATCAACTGGTGCAGCAGGAACATTTTCATTATATGTTACTGATACTGGCATTTCTAGCTCTTTCTTTGAGAATTATGATGAGGATAGATATTCAATTCATTATTCTGATGGACAGGTTGAAGATTTAACTTCTGACCAATTCACTCTTTCTGCAGATGGAACAACAGTTGACTTTAAAGGTTTAAGATCTGGTCAAAATAATGTTGTTGTAAATGCAACAGTAAAGAAAAAAGATATTGTAAGTAAACAAAAAGATTTAGTAAGAAGTGAAAAAATTACAATTGACAAGACAGTAGGAACTGCATCTACAGCAGCAGGTGCTTTAACTCAAAATAATTTTTATGGTTTGAGAGTTGAAGATAAGGAAATATCTCTTAACGTTCCTGATGTAATTAACGTTGTAGGAGTATTTGAATCTTTGAATACTGCTGCACCATCTTTTGATAAGTTAACATTTATCTCTGGTCTTAATCTTAATACAGCATCTGTTTTAGGTGAAAAGATAATCGGTTCTCGAAGTGGTGCGATTGCACAATTGACTGAAAGGACATCTGCAACACAAGTTGAGATTGTATATTTAACAGAATCGAAATTCATACCTGGTGAAACAGTTACATTTGAAGAATCAAATATAACAACTAATCTTCAGGCAATAACTTTAGGTATTCATTTAGATATAACTGATCGTTTCACTCTGGATAAAGGTCATAAAGAACAATATCTTGACTATTCCAAAATTGTTCGTAGTGCTGGATCACCTAAACCAACTCGTAAAATAACAGTTGTTTATAATCGTTATAATGTACCTGATAGTGACAATGGAGATATATTTACTGTTGCATCATATGATGAAAGAAGATTTTTAAATGACGTTCCAATATTAGAAAATAATGTTAGAGCATCTGATACTCTTGATTTTAGACCAAGAGTAGCAACATTTACAGGCACAACTTCTTCACCATTTGCTTTTGATTCAAGAACTTTTGGAACAACAGGAACTAATCCATCGTTAGTGGTCGCTCCTGAAGAGAGTTCAATATTAGGTTACAGTTTCTATCTACCAAGAATTGACAAGGTTGTATTGGATAGTTTAGAGAATTTATCGGTTGTCAAGGGTGTATCTTCAGTCGCTCCTAAAGAACCTTTAAATGTTGAAGCTGCAATGACTATTGCAACTATTGAATTACCCCCATATCTTTATGATCCTGATGATGCAAAAGTAAAAATGGTGGATAATAAGAGATTTACCATGAGAGATATCGGTAAATTAGAAGATCGTATAGACACTCTAGAAACTATCACATCTTTAAGTTTACTTGAACTTGATACAAAAACTTTACAAATTCAAGATGCCGATGGTTTATCAAGATTTAAAACAGGATTCTTTGTTGATGATTTTAAAAACAACGATCTTCTTGATATTACAAACCCTGATTGTAAATGTGATGTAAATACTGAAACTCAAGAATTAGAATCACCATTAGATTTTTATTCAATTAAACCTGAAATTGCAGTATCAACAACTTTAAATATAGATGAGATTGACTTATCTTCTGATTTAGAATTACTTGATACTAATTTAAGAAAAACAGGTGACATGATCACTCTTAATTATGATGAAACAGTTCTTTTAGATCAACCACTCGCATCAAGAACAGAAAACGTAAACCCATTTAATATTGTAAAGTTTGATGGAATTGTAACACTTGATCCAGCATCTGATAATTGGACACGTAACGTAACTATTCAAGGTGGTGAAAGAACAGTAACTGGTGATGCTGAAGGAACATTTATCACAGAAGTTCAAAGTGGTAGTAGACCTGATGATCATATTCGGTCAAGAAACGTAGCATTTACTGCAAACGCATTACAACCATTTACACAATATTATCCATTTTTTGATGGTACAAGTGGAATTGATATAATTCCAAAACTAATTGAAATTACAATGGTATCTGGTTCATTTCAGTCAAGTGAAACAGTAATATCAGATGGAAATGAAATTACTTTTAGAATATGTCAACCAAATCATAAAACTGGTGATATTAATACTCCAGCGACTACATTTACAAATAATCCTTATAATACATCAACTACTTTACCAACAGGATATTCAGCATCTACAACGGTGTTAAACGTTGATATTGCTGCATTGTCAGAAGAAGCACAAGGTAGATTTTTTGGAAGAATAGCAACTGGTATGACTCTATTGGGTCAGAGTAGTGGTGCTGTGGCGACTGTATCTGATATTAGAATTATAACAGATACTTTTGGTGACGTTTATGGATCATTCTTCTTTAGAGATCCTCTTGCAATACCTTCTCCAGAGTTAAGATTTAGAAATGGAACAAGATCATTTAAACTAACATCAAGTCCAAACAATGCAATAGCACTAGCAGGTGAACCATCAATCAGTAGTGCAGAAACCACATACAGAACTAGTGGTATTGTAGATGAATTTGTACAAACTACAGTTACAATTCGAGTTCCACCACCACCTCCTGTTCCTGTTGTAATTAACGTAACTAATATTACTCAAGAAATTACAAATGTTACAAATATTACAGAGGTACGAGTAGTACGAAATAGAGATCCATTAGCACAGACATTTACTGTCGATGAAACAGGATGTTATCTTTCTTCTGTTGATATTTTCATGGCGAAAAAGGATGAAAATGAAAAATTACATGTTCAAATTAGAACAACTGAATTAGGAACACCAACTAATAAAATAGTTGTTGATTATGCTCATGTCTCTCTTGAACCATCACAGATTAATGTTTCTGATGATGCCTCTGTACCAACCACGGTTACATTCCCATCACCAATATATCTACAACCAAATGAAACCTTTGCTGTAGTTCTTCTTGCACCAACCACTAATAATTACTTGGCATGGATCGCAAGAATGGGAGAAGCAACTGTTGATACTCAAAGTTTACCAAATACTGAAAGTGTAATTATCACAAATCAGTATCTTGGTGGTAGTTTATTCAGATCACAAAACGGATCAATTTGGACTGCAAATCAATTTGAAGATATGAAGATTAAATTGAATAAGTGTAATTTCTTATCTAATCTTGGTACTTTGTATCTTTATAATCCAAAACTCGGAAATAGAAATGCACAAACACAAAGATTATTACCAAACGCTATTACTGCATTACCAAGAAAAGTAAGAGTTCCTGTAGATGCGATCACAACTGGTAGTTCTGAAGATAACGCATTAGGAATAGGTGTTAGTGTAAGTTTTGGATCTGTTTTCCCATATCCAAGTGGAATTATTGAAAATAAAGGTGGAACAGCTAACTCATTAACTGCAAGTATTGTTGGTGCTGGATATTCACCTGGTACTTTTAGTGGTGTTCCTTTGTATAATATCACTGGTAGTGGTGAAGATGCTACTGCAACTGTGACCATAAACGCAGCAGGAAAAGTATCTAGTGTATCGGTTAGTGCTGGTGGAACTGGATATGTTAAAGGTGATATTTTAGGTATCACAACTGCAAATGTAGCGAAAGGAAAAGGTGCTCAACTTACTGTATCAGCATTAAGTGATGTTGATACTTTATATCTAACTGATGTACAGGGTGAAACATTTGCCGATGATGCACAGTTATATTATTATAGTGCCACTAATGCTAGAACAATTGTATCTGGAAAATTAGTTCATGGTGAAGCAAGTGTTGTTAGTCCACTTAATGAAGGAAATGTATTTGAAGTTCAACACTATAGTCATGGTATGAAATCTGATAATAACAAAGTTCAAATTTCAGATATTCAACCAGATACAGTTCCAGTTAAACTAATTGATAATATGACAGTATCTTCAACAACCATAAATGTTGGAGCAGCAAATACATCATATTTTGCAAATTATGAGGGTATATCAACTGCAACAGCAGGTTATGCTAAAATTGGTCAAGAAATTATTTACTATAATAGCGTCAGTGCAGACGGTAATTTAGGAATAGGAACAAGAGCGATTGATAATACTGTTGCACAACCTCATAGTGTAGATGATTTAGTTTACAAGTATGAATTGAATGGTATTTCCTTAATAGGAATAAACACAACACATACAATGAGTTCAACTCTAAATGCATATCAGGACATTGATAAATTCTATCTATCTGCTGGAAGAGGAATCAGACAGTCTGGAAATTCACAAGTAAGTTTCACAAATGAAAAAACTACTGGTGGTAGAAACATATTCGTATCTAAAAATTTCCAATACAATGCCATACTACCAAGATTTAATGTATTGACACCTGGTGAAAATACAGGATTGTCAGCACAATTAAGATCTACATCTGGTACAAGTGCAGGTGGTTCAGAAGTATCATTCATTGATCAGGGTTATGAAAGTGTAGAACTTAATCAATTGAATAAATTATCTTCTACAAGGATAATTGCTTCAGAGGTTAATGAATTACAATACCTTGCAAATCTACCAAAAAATAAATCAACTACTCTATCAGTTCAATTTACATCTAATGATTCAAACCTATCACCAATGTTAGATTTACAGAATGGAACTTTAATACTACAAAGAAACAAATTCAACAAACCTGTTTCTGATTACACTAATGATTCAAGAGTACATGAAACTTCAGGTGATCCACATGCTTCTGTTTATATTTCAAATCGTATAAATCTTAAGCAACCAGCATCATCACTTAAAGTTTTAGTAGGTGCATTTAGACATTCATCGGCAGACTTTAGAGTTCTTTATCAACTATTCAGATCAGATTCAAGTGAAGTCGATCAAACATTTGAACTATTTCCTGGTTTTAGTAATTTAACAGATACTGATGATGATGGATTTGGTGATTCAATTATAGATGTTAATTTAAATAATGGTTTACCTGATGCTCTTGTTACTTCAAGTGCAAATGATGAATTTAAAGAATATCAATTTAGTGTAGATGATTTAGAAAGTTTTACAGGATTCAAGATTAAAATCGTATCAAGTGGAACTGACGAAGCAAATTCAACTAGATTTAAAGATTTAAGAGTTATAGCATTGGCATGATATTCTTTTCTTTTATTATCTCTTTATTTGCAAATCATTTACCTGTCATGTATGTACAGGTTCCGCAGTGGGCAGATGATTGGGCGGTGTGTGCTGTAGATATACCTGATGCCAAGTGTCATTGGTACGTCATGTCTCCAGATAATACCTTTGGTGAAGGTTTTGATTGGGAAGATGCACCTTGGTTTGATGCTAATGGATTAAATGATGTAGCACCAATGCAAGCAAAAACAGTTGTACAAAAATTACAAGAAAAATCATGATACCAGTTGAAGGACATAAAAATCTATACAGAGATGAAGACTCTGGTGCTATCGTAAATACTGACTCATCAGGATATAATCAATACATGCAGATGAAGTCAGCAAGACTGACACAGAGAGAAGAATTAGATAAAATGAGAGAAGATATTGATGAAATTAAGTTTCTATTAAAACAGATTATAAATATTCC